CCTCTCAATGGTCTGGCGGTTTTCATCGCCTCTCTGAATGCTTTGTTATATGTCTTCTTAAAATGGCGCTTGAAATAATCGACAGCAATTTTATTAGCGGGCCATTGCGCTTCGTATTCCATTGATTTGATGTTAGTCCTTATTACAAGCTCTGGCGGCTTTCTCTTGAAGCGCTTATATAATCCATGCGGCCTATTGTTTCGCCCTTTTGGTTTGCCGTAAAAATACATACGATCATTAGACGCTTTTTTCTTGAGCGTGTTTCTAGGAATGTTTCCGTATTTATTTAATCTCTGCGACACGGGGCCAATTAGATAGTTCATTCCTCTCAACGGTGTCCGAGTTCCGCCAAAAGCTAATAGGCTTAAATACTCTCTTTGATCCTCAATATAGACAGCAGCATATAATTGTTTTTTTGTAGACTTCCGAACCCATATGCCGCGCTTTGTCCAGGGCGTTGCGCCGCCCTCAACGTAATTATCTATCGTATCTTTTAGCCATTGTTGCGTCCCGAACATGGTCGCGTTGATTGCTCTAGACAGAGAGAACTGGACCTGGCTCCGTTGCAGATCATCAAGCGTTCTTTCAATTTCTTCGGTGTCTATCTTTAAACTGATGTGCATTTTGAATCTCGATTGTATTCGTGGGATAGCCGTGGAATAGCCGTCAAGACCACATGCCGCATACGCAATCTACAGAAAAACATACGCAGTCGCCCGTCATACGTTCATCGAGCAAATACAATATCTCTTGCATTTGGACCCGGTCCTGATCGATCAGTGCTTCCGCAAACCTTTCAATCAAATCCAAGTCAGCTTCGTGGACGTTTTCGTCACAATCTATTCTAATCATAATCAGCCTCTCTGGCCGATTATATCAAACTTCAGTGCCGAATATCTCTTCAGCCGGTAGAGTTAACTCTTCGCATACCCTGGATCGTTCAGCAATGTCATTTAACTCTGCGTCCACAGCATCACACCAATCAGAGACAGCATCTCTAATGGTGTGGCGTTGAACGTCAGTCTGCATTATCGAATCCATAATAGCATCGAACTGTCGGAGCAAATCATCTAGCTCAAAAGTAAGGCAAGAATCTATTCTGTTTATGACATCTATAGAGTCCATATTGCACTTCCTATCGTTGATAGTTCCGTGAATTGTGGACTTTTTAAACGGAAATGTAAACTATCGGATATCGTCTGCTGCTACTGCGGTAAGTGAAATTAGGGTGAATATGATGATGTAAATTAGCACTTGTGCCTCCTGATTAATTAGGTCGGCATTGTATAGCCCATGTTTAAACAAGTGAAATGATTGTTTGCTATCCATGACATAATCTAAAGACATAAAAAAACCCTATCCAGACTAGCCAGATAGGGTGGGGGATAAAGGGGCGCAGAAAACGATTAACACCCCATAGGGATTTAGTAGTCCGTTTCAAGCTCCGTAAGTGGACTAGGCTCCGTCAAAAGGTCGCTCAACCTTGGCTTTAGGGGGAATTAGCTAATCAATATTATTGCTACAGCAATGATAAGACACATCAATGCTTGCCCATTACTTATTCTGCATGGTCGCTTGTACCACACCACCGCGCTATTTTCTGCGTCACTAATTAAACGGTCAGCTAGTTTGTTAGCTTCTTTTATCTTTTTCTTTAAGCTCATTAGTGTACTCCCGCATATTCTTTTAAGTCTTGCACTAAGTACTGATAGCTCTCAGCAACCTTGTCCTGCAACGTAGACTCCAGATAAAGATATATTCTGTCGCGAACTTCTGACGCAAAATCTTTGTTATCAAGAATGTTTTCAAAGTCGCCCAACGCTTCCGACCAATATGCATCGTCATCTACATTATGCTTATTGTCTTCAGCCGCATCTCTGAACATAGCCGCTAACATTCTAGATGATGACAGCGCGTATGTTGTTCCTATAGCAAGAGAATATCTGTCAGAACAGGTATGCGGATAAATATCTTCTAGCCAAGTCGGGTGAGACTCTAACCACTTAGCGGCCAATCTATCTTTATAGTCGTCACTTAACTCCATGACATCTCCGCCCCAAAACTTGGGCTCGCTCATGGCCTCTAACACTATTTCATTTAACTCTTTAAAACTCATTATGTTTCCCCTTTGTTAGTTGAAATCTGATATTACCGATAACAACGCATGAAGTAAACCTTTTTGTTACATCTCTCCTATGCGTCTTTCTTGTTCTTTGATTTGCTCTTTAAGATCTCTGGCGAATTGTATGACATCTTCCCTAACCCACTTCCTTGGCGGCAGATATGTGAGCTTTTTCATTGCCCTCACTCTACGCTCCCCATACATATCGACCATGTGCTGTCTGTAGCCTTCACTGACTACTGCATCACCCATGTTCATATTGCACCGTTTGCACTGCGGCGCGACATTCTCCATGTAGAGTTTTAACCTGGAGTGACGGCGACTAAAAAAGTGCCCTCCATCCATTGTTTTGTAATGGCCTACCCTGCCGCAACTTACGCACTGACAGTATCCGTTATCGTCTGCTGCCTTCAGTCTTACTAGCCGCTGTAATAACTTAGCGGCCTTCTCTACCTCTTGAGATATCGTAGATTTCGTTTTCTTCCGTTTCGCCATATTCTAATTCCAGTAGCAACTCGCAATAGTGGATAATTTTCTTGATGTCCTCTGCCCCATTTTTAGCCCTGTGCCTGGTTGCGTATTTCACTATGCATCCATCGATGAACGGCAGACGATTCTGTGTAATATATTCAATCGGCTGAATGGCCAACTTGTAATGGTCGCCACCTTCTTGTTTGTTGAGTGCGCTCATTCTTTTTCCTCTGTCTCAAGAACCTTAATTTCGCTAGGATGGCCAAGGTTGCAGTAAGGGCAAATGCCATAAGCATTATCATCATCGCCAACCCAATACTCAAGGCCATTGCCGCAATCGCAAAACTGTCTAACAGCAGACACTCCACTTTTCGGGAAATTGATAACATTACTCATCTCGCAGACTCGGCACTACCGTTTTACGGGAATGCTCTCCAGTTGAACTATGGTAAGTTATTGCGTGAGCCGCTCTCCAGCTCACATAACCACCCCTTGCGGCATAGGCATCTGCTCCCGCCAAAGTTGGATGCCTTTCAACGATTGCGCCGCCTCCCTCAGATGCATCTTGCTCTTTATGGTGATAGTGTCCGGTGTGAATGTAACAGTATTTAGCCTGACCCCACATCGACCTGTATCTAGGCTCGGCACTAAACAACGATGGAAGCGCTGTATTTTTCTTTTTGTGGCCATGATGAAACCCAAGCATTATCTCGCCATGCAAGTGTGCGTAGTATGGAAACTCAGTATCATCTACTTCTAGCCGGGGGTTGTTTCTGTAAATTACTTTTGCGCTCTTCCTCAACCATGCAGAGCCAGACTCATCATGGTTGCCTTCGCAGACTAAAAGCTTAACCTTTTTATGCTTGTTTAAAAGTATTTCGATGCACTGCATTGTTACAGATAACGCCATCTCAATTAACTTACCATACCGAGTATCTGCATCAAGAACATGCTTACTGGCGGGAGTTACAGCTAACAGCCCATCCCAGTGCAGGAAATCTCCCTGCAAATTTAATATAGCTAACTCACTGTTTGGCGATCCCTCTGCCATCCTAGTTATTGCAGATAGAGCTTCATGCTCCGCTATCGACATATCCCAAGCATCACCAGTTTCTGCCGCCCAAGAGTACATGCCCAGGTGGAAATCAGTCAGCGTATACAGGGTTAACAATTCAGAGTCGTGGCCTTTAGGCGCTTTAATTCTTGGGGCGGGCTTCCACTCAAAGCCCTCGATGGCATCTACTATTTGATCTTTGTTTAATCCTTTGGCTCTCTCCTGGATAACCCATTGTAGGGCTTGAGAACCATCTTCCTTATAGGCAGTGGATATTCTCTTTGCCTCAAATCCCTCTGCGGTTTGGTGTACCAAATCTCTGTGCGGAGAAACGCCTTGGCTAGCTGCAACGCGCTCTATCCTTTTGAGCATTTTATCAACGACCCGTCTACCGCAACCTAAATGCTTTGCGGCTTTGTTCGCCGACCCGTGTTCAATGACAGCATCCAATACTTCGTGATGCCTATCCGTGGATGCAAATTCCTTTAATATTCGCGGATCAATCTTACTCATTTAAGCCTTCCTTTTATGCATCTCCCACTCTGGGCTTGATGGCCAAGGCACGGAAATACCTAATGTTTTAATCAAATGAGCATTCAATATATCATAGATTTCGAAATATTCCTTGGTAGTCGGCTCTGTAGTACTTTTCTTGCCGGTGTAGGCTTTTTGTATCGATCCCCACAACTGCTCACGCACTGTTGTTTTAGTCCATGGAATGTCAGCATCAGCTTTAAAAACGTGCCGCATATCGAATCCTGCATCATTAAGCTTCTGTGCTAAATCACCACAAAACTTTTGCAGACTATCATTCTGAGCGCGTGTTCTCTTACGGCCTTTTGTGTAGGTATATGTAACAGCACCGTGTTCCTTATACCTTTTCCGGACCTGGCTAATAAATTCGTCTAAACCGATTTCAGATTCAACGCATGTTGTTTCCGCCTTCATATCAATCTCCACAAAAGCACGATACTGACTCATCATCAAAATCAAATAGTTGACCTTGATCACTTGCAATAATTTTCATTCGCTCATAACTTGGCTGATCGCTTCTAAATCTAGCGTTTATTTTGTTTTCTTGCCCTATCCACCAATCAGCAACAGATGGATTATGCTCAATGATAGATTGCTTGATGCTAAATCCTTTTAAAAAGCACAAATCGCAGTTGCTTAATGTATTAACTCCTGCCGGTGGCATAGCCAAATCAAATTCCTGCTTACTCCAAAAATCTGCAATATCATTTTCCGTTATTCCTGCATCAGCCATCGGTACAGCATAGTTATCTTTTTCCCGCATTTTTGCTGCGCGGCGTGGCTCATCCGCTCTTATACCTACCACGGTCAAAAAGTCAGTGCCTCCCATATATCTTTCTATGGTCAGTACTTTTAATTCACTTGTACAAAACCTAGCCATCATATTAGGAAGATATACACGATCATCAATTAACTGTGAAAACGGCTCTCCCTTCCTGCTCGCGGTTTCATAGGTGACTTCTTTAAATTGCTTTTTGCCCGTATATTCTAGCCAAGTTATCCATACTCCCCAGTTTCTTCCTATGTCTCTTATAAAATCTAGTGTCTGCGGCATTTCCTTGCCAGTATTAGCGAATATGACCTCTATATAAGACGGTAATGTAAATTCATGCGCTTCCAGTATTTTATATAGCATAAAGGCAGATGATCTGCCGCCGCTAAAACTTATAACGGCGGGCTCATCTATAAAGTAAGGGTTCATATTTTTCTCCGCAACCACTGATCCATCATTTCCTGAGATTTTCCTTCCAACCTGGGCGAGTTTAACACCCGCTCTCTTGCTTCCCTGCAATACCCTCTCAGCTTCTTAACGGCCTCACTCTGCGCCGCAAATTCAGCAATAGGTAGCAAATGCCTTGGCTCGCAAACATCAGCCGACTTCAGCCTACCTTTCATTGTTGATTTGCATATTCCATTAACTGGGTCGTTTTCATACGTCCAATTACTAAAATCGTTGTAAGTGTATTTTTGCCCATCTACGAAATACTCATGTTCGCCGCGAAACACAATATAATTTGGATCATATTTGCTAGCCATATTTAAACTCTCCATCAAAGTAACGTCCGTGTTTATCCAAGTAATACTGCTTCATCAATTCATATTGAGAGCCGGACAGCCAGGAAATGTCGCACATCTGCTCCTCGATACCTTTGTTTCGCAGACTTGTTTTTCTCTTTTCCAGCCTCTGCTTAAATTCCTGCTCTTTCTCTTTCTGCAGCTCAATTGATTTACCTCCCTGCTCCAAAGTCCTTTTAAACCACTTAGTACAAAAGCTTGCTACGCCTTTCCTTGTCTTCCGCTTTGCAGGGTTGGCATCACACCACAAGTCCATCATGACTAACTCTTGGTGTATATCTACACAGGTGTCCTTATATGCCTTTTCCCACTTATCAAGCTGTTCTGGCGTTGGTTGCCAATCACTACCGTCATTCAGAATCATTCGGCATACTCCACTTAGCTACTTTTACTGTTTCACCGTATCGATTAGTAACTTCAATCATATCGGTAACTATGAAATGCCCCTCAGACCTTAACTCACTAATCCTTGCCGGAGCCTCTAAAATGCCAAGCTCATCCCAACAGTTCAGCCTGGTTAACTCTTTGCCATCATTTAAGTAATTTAGAATTCTTTCTCTTTGTGTCATTTTTCTTCTCCTGTGGTTTTTTATCTTTGCTAAATATTGCATCAAAGTTTGCATCGAATGCGGCCTTATTGGTTGGCCTTTGTTTACTACCTTTACCGCTCATTTTTAAACCTATTGTTTAGTGTCAACCAAGCTTTGGCCGCCGTTTGCGGCACTACTCCGTTTCCCAAGAGCCTAATGCGGTCCACCCTGTTGGCACACCCATCAACCACTCGACCCAATCGGGGTTCAGGTGGCCACTCCCATTGTTGGCGATCATTACTGCATTTGGCAGTTGACCCATATGAGCGCGATCCCCATTCTGAAGTTTGGCTACTGTCGATTCGTACCCGTTCGGGCCTTTCACATCCCTCGCCGATGGTGTCGGCCACAACTTCTCCGCTGTCTCCACCGCATCCTTCAGCTTTGCTCCGTACCACGGACTGTCGGGGTCTTTCGAATGCTTCGATCTCCATTTCCCGTTCACCAATTCCGTGGGATAGCTCCCTCCCGTCACATCGAACACTGTCGCTGTCGGCCACTCTCCCTGATAAATCTTCACCGCTGTCGGATCTACTTGCTCCCTGAGATTTGAGGGCCGGGTCCTTCCCTTCCTGACTGTTTGCGACTGTCTCAACAATGTCTCTGGGCTTTTCGCAGATAGATGATCCATTGTGTTGGGAGTCGCCCAAGATCCAGACTCTTTGTCGCTGATGGGGCGCGCCGACTTCAGCCGCCGAGAATATTCCCCACGTTGATCTAAAACCATCTTCTTCCAAGTCGCTGATAACTGTGTTGAGTCCAAGCGTAATGTGTCCGCTGACGTTTTCAAAGAAGACCCGAAAAGGTCTAATTGATTGGATGTGTCTCCTAATGTGCGGCCAGAGATGTCGGGGGTCTTCCGCTCCTTTCCTGGCTCCTGCTGCTGAGAATGGCTGACACGGATAACCTCCAGTGATGATGTCAACTCTGTCTCGAAAGACTTCCGATGGGAATGTTTTAAGATCCGTATAAACAGGTGCTGGTGGAATGATGTTGTCTTCCATTTTGTTAATAAGGTTCGCAACGGCATAGGCTTCGATTTCGACATAAGCGACAACTCTATGTTCAAGTCCGGCGATATCAAGTCCTCTTTCGATGCCACCATATCCTGAGCAAAAGCTGAGTACAGATGGTAATTTTTCGGTATTATCCACATTCTATCTCCTATGGCTCGGCAAGCCTCGCCCGACAACAATTTGATTGGTTATTTTATAGTAAGCTACTTTTTTAAAAGCATCCGAACCCTTTATACTCAAGAGCATAATTAAAAAATCTAAGGGCAAAAAGCAACTTAGTGACTCAGCCGTATTCGTATTTAGAATCATGTGCCGTCCTTGGCCATCGTTATTCTCCACTCGGCAGTCAAACCGATTGGAGGGTGCTAATAGAGGGGTCACTCTCGTTACTGGGTTATTAATTCCCAGTCCACACACCCGAATACTGCGAAAGAAAAGTAGATATTGGACAGTAAAAGATACTACAGGACGTAGATATACTGTGTTAAACTCACCTTTCTTGTTGATCGCACAGCGAGTATGGCTTTTCTCAAGGCCAAAGTAAAGCCCCCGCAAGGGGGTTTTCTTTCTATTGTTCTTCATTAAGCCTAACAAAGTCATCTAGGGTGATACCCGCAACTGCACAAATCTTCTGTAATGTGTGCAATTTCATATTAGATTGGTTTCTCCACCGAAATACTTGCTGTGCATGGCAGTCTAACTTCTGGGCCAGGTCCACAGTGCTTATATCAAATCTGCGCTGTAATAGGCGCAAACATTTTCCTGCATCTGTCATGTCGATTAAATCCTATGTTATTATCAGGGAGTGAGGCACTAGCTTCACTTCTCCTATGGTTTGCCCCCCTTCGCGGGGGGCTTTTTTACTTAAAACGGTATATCGTCTTCTAAATCAGCTAGATTAGACTCAGCAAACGTATTAGCCTGTGGCGTTCCATTGTTCTGCGGCGTACTGTCGTCTTCCGCTGAAAACACTACTTTACAGTTACCAAGTATTGGCGTTTGCGTTCCCGCCTCCCTCTCTTCTTTTGTAACCGACTGAGAAATAAATCCATTATTGTCGTATTTATCTGTTTCATCCAGGTTAACCCTAGTGTAAAGATCAAGATATGTTCCTTTGGCTCCCTTGTACAATCTCGACTTGTCAATTTTGCTAACATCGATACGCACCGTTAATCCTACGAATTTACTCATTTGCTTTTCTCCAATTGGGTTTTAATTGCAACTGTGGCCGCTTCGACTTCAACAGCCAGTTTCTCTATAAAGTCATTATCTCGATCAACTCTGACCAGAACATGACTCATTTTCGGGTGATAGGTAAATAGATCCCACCACTCACGATCTGTTAACCACATGCATCCTTGTATCTGCTGCCAATACTTTTTGACCGCTATGGACGGGTCACGCAGATATGATGCCTGTGTTTTAGATTTAGGGCATTTTAGCTCTAACCCTCCATGCTTATTTTCTTTATCAATCACCAGTCCATCTGGCGAACACCCGTAGCTAAATGTGGGGTCTACAATAAATCCGCACTCAGTCACTTGGTTATCCGTGATAAATTCGTAAGCTTCTCTAGCTTCGGGCTCAAGCAATGACCCGCGCTCAGTATCGGCGTTACTAAAATGCTCAGTTTCGCCGGTAATTACTTCTGCGACTAATTCATCTATATATCCTATAGCAGATGTAGATGGCTTGCCCGTCATAGTAATCAGCTTAGAAAACATGCTTGCAGACGGCTTGCCTCTACGCGCATCAAACCACTCGTCAGTCCCTTGCTCGTGATCTAGTATGATCACTTCTTGGCCTCTAGTGCCGCAACAGCACGGTCATAGTGAATTGCTAAAATATGATCAACAGAATTAACCTTCAACCAAGCGCAAAACTTGTCATTGTCCGTATTGGTTTCATCAAGTAATTTCTTGATGCTTATCACTTGGTCATCAGTAATTATCTTTTTGTCATCCCCTCTCACCATAGCTGACTCAGCATCGTCATCTACGGATGGCAGACCAAATATTGCTGATAAAGAATATCTGCGAATGTAACTAAAAATCGACCCGACTGACTGAGGGTCTTTTTTGGTCAGCGGGATCAATATATCGTTTTCTAACCACTGCCCAGATGTGTGCATTATTCGTGTACACACGCCAACGTAATCTCCCTCATTGATAGGAAATTGCACATAACTGATACCGTGGTTTGAGAGCGGCTGTTTTATAGCCTTTATGACCGCAGTCAAATCTGCGTAGTTTGATTTAAAGAATGGATTTGATGAGTCTTTTACTGCGCCGCCCATCTCTGCCTGGGCGCACCAAAGCGCATTAGATAGAGCGTCTATTTTTTCTGATTGTTTCATACTATTCTCCTGTGAATGGAGAAATAGTATATGACTAATGGCCTACTAAAACAACACTTCTGTTAATCAATATGACCATATCCACGGGCTAGAAAACCCTTGTGCTGAAGTACATGAATCTAAGTGAATAAATCTTCCCGACCCTTTTTGCTGCACCCCTATACGCTTTATGCCGTGTTTTTGTGCTAGCCTGATTACCTCCAACGCCCTCTCTCCGTCACACGCAATGTCAATTGCCTGACCGGTACTGTGAGCGCCGGGTCCATTTGGCTTGCGCGCTTCAATGGGATGATTTGGGCATCTGTATGCAGACGTTACAACAAAACTAAATCCGGCTTCGTGCCTAATAGCGTTTATTGTAGACAAGAAGCCCAGGTCAAAGTTTACGCCCTCGCAACCGCACTTACATTTAAGCTCATCAGCACTGAAATAATTAGGAGTTTCCGACATTACTTTCTCATATTCATCAATTTGCTTGCGCCTTTAATTCCAAAGCTAGCA